TCGACGATGGCGTAGAATGTGTCGCCCGTTCTCACAAGGTCAAGGTCCACTCCGTTTTCGATCTGCCACGTGGTGTCAGTGTAGCCGACAGGGGCCGCCAGAAAAGCGATCGGACAAAAACTCTCCGTATCACGTTTCACATAACCGCTGTCCGAGGATGTAGAAGTGTAAAGGTCATAGTTTAACGCCACACCCTCCGGACGGGAACCGACGGCACTAACGAAACCCAGACCTTCGTTTTTTGGAAGGTAGTCGAAATCCGCCGGCGACATTGACCTCACAAGGTCCCAGTACGGGACCTCAACCAGCTTTTGCTGCGGGCACGGGGTAGGATCTCCTACCGGCTCCTGCCAGTATGGGTCCTGAATCTCGATATACGAAGCCGTCGGCAACGAATAGACGTCCTCCACTGCTTCAATCGTGATGGTCGAATCGTTGAGGGTCCCGTAATTCACCTCACCGACACGAAACACCATCTGCTCGATGCCGAGTTTCGGCCACTGGAAAACGAATACATCGCCTGGGACTAGATTGTACGCTTTTCTCGAAACCTTGATCGTCAGCTTGCTCAGCATCGCCGCAGACGCCGCAAGGTCCCGCATGGCTACCTTAGTCGCAAGCGAAAGGTTCGTTATCCCGAGGTATTTTTTCTCGGCGGACACTATTTTCCCCTGCGCGGCGAAGTTCGCAAGGTCCTGCACACACACGCTTCGTTCTTCATTGGTGTCGAAGTCAGTATAATAAACAGTCAGCTGGTTGACGGTGTCGGACAGTGCAATCCGCTGGTAGCTGACCACCTCTTTGATCGATGTTTCGTCAAGCACTGGCAATGAGCCGACGTTGTAATCGTTCCGGATGAGTCGAATCTGAAACAGCCCGGTCGTAGGATTGACGAACAGCACCCCGCCGATGTGGTCGAGGATCATCTGCAGAAACTCCTCGATTGAACCGCCGCTCCAAATCGTGCTTATGCCGAAATTTTCGCTTTTGAGCGTTTGAGCTGCGTTCGCAAATGAGGTTTGATCTATTTGCCCGAGCCCGTGTTCTGTTATGAGCTCATAGATGATATGAATAGGATTGGCATTGCCGTTGATATCGGCATAACTCGATTGCCATCCTGATGCCGGAATCCTGCGAAACCTTGCCTTCCACGGCTTCACGTATGGGTTCATAGCGGCAACATATACCTGCTTGGCGACGAGCGAAACAACGCCCCTGAATGCCGGAGTGTTGGAACCTAGTTTGTTTCGCAGGTACGTATTCACACCCTGCGTATCGCCACCAAACATTACGTCGACGTAGCCCTGTACGCCGCCCTCTTTCTCTTCTCCGCCGAAAAGGTTGGGCTTGTTGATATAGATTGTCGAATTGCTTGTCACGTTGCCGGTCCATGCCGTTTTGTCGCCGACATCGATCGCCAGCAGCGCATCAGCGGCGTCACAAAATACCATGTGAAGCCCAACATGGTACCTGTATCCAACGGTTACTTCGACCTTCCCTTTTCCGCCCATCTACATCCCCTCGCTACGAAGCCGTGCTCGCTCCACTACCTTTACCGCCATCGCATCACCGGTTTTTAGTAGGTCGTCCTCGTCAATTCCATACTTCACAAAATTCCGGAAATCTATGCCATGACGCTTACAAAACTCCTTGATGCCCTTGATGCAGTACCCAAGCTCAACCGCGTCACGAACCTGCACAATCATTTGAAACTCTCGCTTTTCTTGATCGGCGTCGTGCGAAGGTCACCATACCACACCACGTTAGGGGACCTGATCCACACGGTGCCGTAAATACGCGGTACTGGGTCTGAGGCGTTGACAATAGGAACGTCAGAATCCTCGATCGTCCCCGGTGGCGGTGGCGTCGGTTTCGGCCTGAGAAAGAGAGACAAAAATGCAAAAAGAAGGATCAGACCAAACAGCATTGAGAAGCTCACTTCACATCACCCCCTACCAGAATATAGCACTCGACGTCGTGAACGGGTTGCGCCCCGGGATCCACGGGAAGCCTCCGAAATTGATGTGGTTGTTGAACTTGTCCCGGCACGTCGCAAGCGTATGGTCGCACCCGGGATAAACCTCGACCTGCCTGTTGGCTGTAAGCTCCGGAATCTGGTTTGCTAGTGTTATCGTGTCACCAGTATGCGCGCTGATATACCGTTTATGCTGGAGCCCGCTCGTGCCGTCGTCGAGCACTAGATACCCTCCGACAAAATACCGGTTCGGTTTCGTCCCGAACGTCGGAGACGTGACGTTCGTCCCGCTCACTGCACTAACCGTTGCGAGCATCCGATAGGTTATCCGGCTGAGCTTACACCTATCTCCGAACAACATATGCGGGCAAGCGTAGCCGTAGTATCTCATGTTAGCGTTTCCCTGTATCGCTGTGTAGTATGACTCGCAAAAGAGCTTGACGCCACTGTGCTGCCACTCCGCTGTGATAATCCTGCCGATCCATTCTGTAATGACCTCGGGATCGTTGCGATGCTTTTTCTTGATGGTTACCAGAATAGGCGAAGCCGGGATACTGGCTCGGAAAAAACTGGCAACCTCGAAATTGATTGGCGCCGTGATCGTCAGCTGGGATCTTCGAATGTCATTCGTCAGCGTGATAGCCTCACGCGCTAGTGGCATGGGCTTGTACGGCAGGTTATTGACCACCACCTCGCTTGCGGTCGTGTTGTAGCGGTAAACGAAAGCTCCATAGGTAAACTCATAAAGCTCCAGTGGCTGCCCCGTGCTCCTGCTCGTTTCGAGACCGAAAAAACTCATGCTTTCACCACCTTAACCGGCGCTGCGCACTTCATGATCAGCCCATCGTATTGTAGCTCTACCTCGTCAGTGTCCAGCCTTGCCATGTTTATAATTTCCCATCGCTTAATGTCCTCAGGATAGACGTCAAAAGCAAACCCCTCATTAAGCGTCACATATTCGTCATCCGAATCCGGAATCGGCGCAGCACTCGTTATGCTCCGGTATTCGATCGTCCCGTCGTTGAACAATACTGCGGTTCTCGTCGGGAACGTCCCGTAACTTGAAAGGCCAAGCCCGCGTATTTTTGCGGCAACGGCCCCGCTCCCAATAAAATCAATCAGCTGAATGTCCCGCTGGAATGTCGGAAGCAGGAACGGCTGCTGCCTACCGCGAAGCCAGTGAAGGAACTGTCTCCACTTCCACAAGTCCGCTTTCGTTGATGTTACTTTCCCGAGGATGCTCGTTTCCTCAACGATGCTCCGGTTTGGTTCGACCTCAATGAGACCCTGTCCGTTGTCGATGTACTCCGACGCTCGATATATGCGCTCGTTGAACTCCTCGACCTTCACTCCGACGTCACGAAGGATCGGATAGCCGTCTACGGTCGGATAATTCTGCGAGCCAACATAGTTGTCATCGACAATGGTGAAAGTCGCCGACGCCTGCACGACAGCGTAATCCTGCCTCATATGAAGTCCGTCCTGAATGATACCGAAAAGAAGCGGCATGATGAGCGCGTTGGTATAGCTGTTTTTGACCGGCTGCTCTATGTCTATGCCGTTTTCCCGGAGCGTCACAATGTTGACAGCCTCATGTTTGTCATCGCTTTCCCAGATAAACGCTGCGCCTGCGTAACCTGCGTTTCGTGTGTCGAAGCTGATCGTCGTCGCACCGCTCGGGATTGACTGGACCTTCTCCGCCTCAACCCAGATAGGCACGCCCCACGACCGGAACACCCACGCTTTTGCGAGTGTCGCCATCTGTGAGCCATAGTGAGGCGTTTTCGCGTACGAGTATGTTATATGACGCCTCGGAGCGGTCCTCAGAGCAATGCGTTGCTCGTCCGAGTATGTCTCAATGAGGTCGGTCAGCCATTCGAGCTTTTCGGTAAACTTTCGCTTCGGCATCCAGTAGAACACTACCACGCGGCGGCCATCTATGGTTATCGAGATCGAATAGACGTCGAAATTAAGCGTTATTCGTGCATCAATAGTCGGAGGTCCTGAGAGCCCGACCTTAATACGGTACAGTTCGGCATGTGTTGGGCCAAACTCATGCGGGTACGACAATGGCCCCTCGATCTGTATACCTTCCGTATTGAACATGCCAAGGCTAATCAGAGTTCTTGTGTTGTATAGGTCAGCGTTCCAAACTTCCACTGTATAGGTTTGTTCAGTTTTCAGCGTGCCAACGTTGATGTATACCGGCTCAACGTGCACGTAGCCGTAAACATCATCGTAAACTCCATGCAGGAGCCAACCATCGTGCTGTGCGGGAGTGATCTGTTTTGTTGGCGTGAACGCTCCGAACAAAACAGGTGGGTATATCTTGTTAGTGTCAAACAGATGGAAAGAGGCATCCCAGATGTGGTATGACCAGAATGAGTAGTCGCTGTTGTCGTAAGCCTGTGGAGTTGGAACGAAATAAAACGACAAGGCTACTATGCCTCCTTCTTAATGGCCCATCCGAAATTGCCTGTGTGGTCAGTCAGATATAAAGAAAACGTATAAGGCGACTGATAGACCTTCCTGAAATATGGGAAAACCATCCACTGCTCGTCACCGTGGTAGATGATGGTTTCCGGATCTAGGTAGTTGATCATGAGATGCCTGGCTTTCTGAATGCGTGCGACCAAAGTATAATGTCCAGAATATATGGCACTTTTGTGATATACCAAGACTGGCAAAAGCAGCGATTGCTGGTTGTATTCGTTAGGTTGGCTTTCAATATGACCAGATAAATAGTTTATACCTAATGGACTATCTCTTTCATGATTATCCAGCGATAAAGACCAAGGATAGCTCGGATTAATGTTAGAATGGAGCCAATAATTTTTGGCAGGGATTAATTCGGGATAGGCAGGTGATGACCTACCAAACCAAAATAGTGCAGCATTTGCTGTGTGGCCTCTCCCAGCACTGGTGCTGTTTGTTGTACCACCGAATGTATTTATACATATAAAATGAGGTTTCCTATCCGGATTCAACCCACAAGTCCCCGCAACCCAAAGCCCCGTCCCCGGCAACGTGATGTTACTTTTCCCAAACGCAACCCACTGATACATGTCGGCGTAATTGATCAAAAAATAAACCTCGTCAATATCGCTATACGT